CCTCGTATCTTTTCATAAACTCTAGGTAATTAATGTAGTAAGTGTCTTCATTATCTGCATCTTGCATTTTAGCTTGACAAATATGTGCAATAGTTCTATTTAAATGTAACTCTCTTAAATGTGCAGGAGTTAAGAAATTCTCTATGTCATAACCTTTTTTTCTAAGGTCATTCTCGATTATTTCACTTGCTCTATCAGAAGCAGGAATATAAGATAAGAATAATATTGCAAATACAGATGTATTGTCAACCGTACTATCTAAAGTATCGAATGTAAATGTTCCTACATTAGCTGAAGCATAGCCTGTAATAATTCTATCTATTCCTGCATTGTCACCACTTAGAAAACAAATATAAGCACCCTCAGTAGACTCTTCGTCCAAGGCTTTAAATTGTTTATTCTCTAATGTAGTAGTAGACCCACCATCAGCCTTACCGATTAGGTCAGCTGTTAAAGGTGGCAAAACTGAAATTATTTCAGCATTAGTTAGTGTTAGATGTGCCATTACTTAACCTCTAAAGAATTAAGTAACTTCATAACATCAAATACTTTTTTAGGTAGCTTAAGGTCTTCGCCAGCTTCCCATTTGTATTCAACGCCATTAAGTAAGTGTGAGCCTTTTGAAAGACCCACTAGCTTATATGATTTAGCAGTAGTTTTCTTAGCTACTGCCTTTGGTTCTACTGCCTTACTCATACTATGCTCCTGTAATTACTCTTACAGCATTCTCATCAATAATACCATATTTAATGATACCATACCAACCAATATTAACAGTTCTTCCTAAGTTGTCAGTACCATCAGTAATTCTTAACTCTGGGTTCATGCCAACAGCTTTACCAAGTGCATTCTTACCGAAACAAGCAACAGTACCAGCAGTAACATTTGCATCTTCAACGATAGTGAATCCCTCTAAAGCTCCAACGATACCATTTAAAGCATCACCAGCGTTAGTGTTTTGAACGATTGTTTGGTAAGCATCTTTGATGTCAGAAACTTGTGCAGGGTTAACAAACGCTACAAATCTTCCATCTTCAAATTTAGAGATACCAGCTGTAGATAATGCTTGATAAGCACTTCTAAGGTCACCTTTAGCTAAAGTACCAGTAGTACCAGCAGAAATAGTGTTAGTTCCAGCTTCAACAGCATTAAGACCTAATTTATCAGTAGTTTCACCTAAGTTCATACCAACTAATTCAGCTGATGCTAAATCTGCTTTACCAGCTGTAGCAACATTTGCTAAAGAAGTAGAAGTAATAACTGAACCGTACTCACCTAAAGTAAGAGTCTTTTTAGTATCTGTCATTGTTGATGAAGTTGCTTCAGTACCATCTGTTAATTCAGTTGTTGCTGGAGAAAGTCTTGAGAATACTGTGAACGCGATTGAGTTCGCCATATTGTCTTCTCTGATTGTTGTGAACGCATCGATTTTGTTGTAAGCTGAACCTGAAACGATTACTGCTTGACTCATTAAATCAACTACTGAGTCCGATAAAATTGCTTTTGTATTTACTGCCATTGTAAATTCCTTATATTATATTTATATTTCTTTTTGTAGGGCATAGATTTCAGCCATTGTCTTAGCACCTTTAACTTTAGAATTAAAGTCAGGAGCTTGTGGATTGTTGTTAGCACTATCCACTCTTAATGGTTGAGGTTTATTACCACCTTTGAATAAATGTGCTTCTTTTTGTTTAAGTCCATCTATCCATTCGTTCATATTAAAATCTTCTTGCTGTTGTGCTTCTTGAAGCTCTAGCTTAAAGTATTTTGGTTTATCAACATCATATTCATTGACAATCTTTTCAAATTGTAAATCATCTTGTTGTTGTTTCATTTGAGATTGTAGTTGCTCGTTCGACTGTCTTAACTCACCTAATGCTTCGTTTAATTCTTTGTTGCCATTCTTAGCACCTCGTTTATACGCATCATTGATTAGTGTATCAATCTTAGACTGTTCTATCTCTACCACCTTTGTTTCTACTGCTGGTGTTGCAGGTTGTGTTATTTCAGTTTTAATCTCTTCAGACATTTGAGTATACTCCTTTTTTGTAAAAGTATTAAATTGTAGCAAGTTATTCACATAAAAGTCAATACAAGTGAATAAGTAAGTGAATAAGTCTTACTTTGTTTGCTTCTTGTAGTAGTTTTTCACTATCTCTAATAGTCTATCTTTTTGCTTTGTAGATAATCCAAAGAACTTTCTCTTATTAGTTACTTGATTATGGTAAGCTTTTTTATTCTCACTAGATGAACCAAAATATAATCTAATCCCATTCTTTATCTTCTTAGATGTGATACTGTGAAGCATATTGCCTGTTTGAGTTAAATTTACTCTACTAGACCCATAATGTTTTGATTTATACTCTTTATAGTCATCGCTATACTTAGTAAAAGAAGACCCTTTATAGTCTTTACCTGACTGAGTTCTTTTCTGTATCTCAGTAATAGTTTCATTTGTAGCCGTCCCTAATCCTTGCTTTAGATTATCAACAGCCTTTTTGTATTTGCCAAAGTTAGGCTTTTTCGTAATTTTCATCTTCAGCCCAATCTTTACTAACTAGATAAAATCTATGTCTACAGTTAAATTCTCTGTCTTCATCTCTTTCATACTTGTTCTTTTCAGCTGTTGTGTAGTATTTGTTAGCTCTTAATAGTTTTGAACAGAATGGTCTTGTTTTGCCATCTGATACACCTACATATACCCAAACACCATCTTCATCAGCACTTCTTACATTAATCACTTCTTGTTGATAATTAGTAATAGCAGTTCTAGCATAAGTCTTAGAGTATTTAGCCAATCCTGTATCTTTTATATCCTTAGAGATATTAAGTGCCATCTGACTAACACTAGCATCACTAATAGCATAGTTGTATAATTGCTTCTTAACTGTCAAACCTATGTCATCACCTATCTTTAAAAAGAACTCTTTGTGCATAGATTTAAGTATGTTTATCTTAGTTAAATCAGACTCAGTAAATGCAGTAGCTAATCCTACTGTACTAAAAGCCTTTAATGTATTATCATATACATCATCAAAGGATATATCTACATATTCAGACACTAATTCATAGTAGCCTGCTTCAGATAATATCTCCTGCCATACTAATTCATATTCAAGTACATCATTAGCATTAAGCCCACTTAGTCTTGCAGTAGCTAAACTAATTATATTGGCAAATACAGCATCAAAGCGACTATCAAAGCTAGTATACAGCTGTTGAGCCGTATCCTGCTGTTTATTATAGACTTCGTTTAGAGTCATCTTATAGACCTAATTTAGCTCTCGTGTCTTCAGAACTAATAGCTCCTGCAGTATTAACCTTATTGTATAAAACATTTCTAGCTGATAAGTTAGCTTCTACTTTTAACTTAGCATCTAAATCTTCTAAGTCTGGATTGTCCTTTTGTAATATCTCAGCTGGTGAAGTTAATCCTAAATCAATTCTGTCTTTATCTAATGATATTTGAGTAGATTGGTCAGTAGGGTATGTAGGTTCTTTAAAGTCAATAGCAAATTCACCACTTAAAGGCTTACTGTAATATTCACCAATAACAACTAATAGATTGAATAGTTCTTTTTCGTATACTCTGAAGTCTTGTTGTTGCTCTTGCGTAAACTTATCTAATTTAATGTTTTCCATTTGTAAGGCAAAACCTGAAGATACACTACTAGTCATTCTAAATTGGCTAGGAGATACACCATAATTAACTGCTAATTCATTACCTAGGTCTTTAATTACTGTATGTAGTTGGTCATAGTTAGACTGCATATCAAGAACAGAAATCTCTGTATTGTCACCTGATAAAGTTAAAATAGATAAAGGGTCTAGCATTTGACCATTAACACTATCAATTCTATCTCCACTACCTACTAGCTGTTTAAATGATTGTGACTTGATAATATGATTAAGGAATGTTCTATGTACTGATAAATCTAATGTACCGTGAACTAAATCATCTCCTGTGTATGTATCAAAGAAATTCTCATCTCTCCAGCCATTATGCATAAATACAAAAGGTAAGATGCCAAAAGGATTAATCATTTCCGGATTATCTTCAACAGGTACTATTCTATCTTCACCTTCAGTTCTTTCAATGTAGTAATGATTTTCTTTTGACCAATAAGCCCATTGCTCTACTTTATTGTCAATTCTCTTAACAAAGTATCTAACAGCTTCTACTTCACCATCTACATAATCAACCTCAGTCTTGTGAGGCTGTCTAATCATTAGTTTAGGTTGCTCTTTAGCTGAGTCCCAACCAACTTGCAGGATAACATCATTAAAGGCATTTAAGTATCTGTTTGCTTGTGCCATAGTCTTATCAACTCTAAGTGTTGAGTATAATTCTTTAACATCATCTTCAACTTCTCTTTCAACTCCATAGCTGTAAACATTACTAATAGTATTTACTACTTGCTTGTATATGTTTGTATTAGTGTGTAGCTGAACATCTAATTTAAGCTCTGCAAAGCTTGTATAGATTTGCCCTAGCTTATTTACTACTTGTGGTGCATAATTATCATTATACATCTCATATCTAAGTTGAAACTTGTTTTGTCTTTTAATTTCGTTCATTGTTATCCTTTTATAAACATTTTAATTTGTCTTTCCCATCTATTAGGAGTTTGAGTGTAAGCCTTGCTGTCTTTCATCTCAGCCCCAGCTTCTTCCCAATTCTCAGCCTCTATTGCCTTAATTGCTTTTTTAAACTTATCAAAACCAACTAAGCCTAGCTGATATACCATACTGATTATAACATTTTTTCTTGCTGGTGATAAATACCTGAACCAATAGTAGTTTCTGATAAGGTCAAATTGTATATCTCTTACTCTTTCAAATAGAATTAAATTAGCTTCTGCTTTAGTAATATAAGTGAAACCATAACCGAATGTAGGAATATTTAGAGTATCAAGATAGGGTTTAGACTCAAACCCCTCCTCATCTTTTAACAATGTAGTTATAGTATCTAGCTCCATTACTTAGCCATTCCTATTTGTGAGGCTATATATAAAGCTGAAGCACCAACTAATACTAAAACAAATCTTTTCATTAGTGCAGTAGGAACACCCTCAATAACAGATAGTCTGCCGTCAAGTTTAGCTTGCTTCTCTTTCATATAAGCCATATCTTGCTTCAAGCTGTCGCATTCGTGTTTAGCACATAAAGTTTCTTTTAGGTCTTTTGCCAACTCTTTGACATCTTTAGTTAAAGTACCAATGTTNTGCGTATTCACTTTAGTTGCTTCCACNAANTGGGCTATTGAAACTTTTANNTCTGTCAGGTCATTATCCATCTATTACTTTTAAACCTTTACCCTTCAGCTGATTTTTAATATCATTAACTGTGTCTTTAACAACATAGTTAGTTGAGTAACTTTCTAGCTTCTCTAGTCCATACACTACAAGTCTTGTAGCAAACCTCTCTGCTACTGCTTTAAATGCAACCTTAGCTACCATTGACAGTAGTATCTCTTTTAATAATACGAATGCTATATTAATCATTTGTTAATCCTAATAATCCCATTTTATTTCCTATTGTTTTGTTTTAAGTTTATAAACTCAATAAGTGCCATTTAAAATGACACCTATGAATTTAATAGTTATTCTCTATTCTGCTAATTCTTTAGCAGTAGCTCTAAACTCTTGATATGCTTTATACTCATCTTGTTTAGTATCTTTGTCATTAGTTAATGCAATTTCTGCACCAGCTGAATATTTAGTCGCTATAATTGCTTCTATAATATCACTTCTTGTAGTATTTAATTCTACTTTTGCTTGTAGATATTCAAACCCAACTCTAATATCTTCACTATTTTCATCTTTAATTTCAACTTCTTTAATGTCAAAATTGATTAGTTTCTTACCTTGTAGCAACTCTGTTGCCTCTGGTCTTGTATCTGATTTTACTAACATTTTATACTCCTAGTATCTTGTGTTGTTACAATTATACTTTATCTCAGCTTCTTTTCTGGCTTTAATAGCATCCTCTTTCTGCGAGTGATTACCTAAGTTAATTGTCTTTTTGTTTACAGTTATGTAGGCTCTCCATTTTGTCCTATCCCTAACTACACCTATGTGTCCAGAAGTGTTGTCTTTTCTGATTCCAATATTCCTATTGTTTTCAGCCATAGTAACATCTCTGAGGTTACATATTCTATTATCATCTTTAACTCTGTTTATATGGTCTATGTGGTTCTTTGGAAACTCTCCATAAACATAGAGCCAAGCCAACCTATGTGACATATACTTCTTTTTGTTTACTTTTATTTCTCTGTATCCGTGACTAAGCCCACCTGCTATTTTACCAGCAGAAGACCTACCCCCATTGCTTACTTTCCATATAAAGATACCAGTATCTTTGTCGTATTCAAGCTTATCTTTTAATTCTTGTTGAGTTATCATTGTTGCTCCTTGCAAGCCCTATTATAACATACACAAACTTAAAGACAAGCCCTATAATGATATACGGTTAGTATGACAAGACACTACCGATACCCGCAGACGAATCACCCGAAGAATGCATCGCATACAGATCGAAAGCACCAGC